TTTGGTCTACTCCCGAGTTTTGTAAGGCTGTTAGGACGTTGCCAAACCATTCGGCTTCCGCTATTTGAGCGTTAAAAGCGTCCACCAGGGCGACACCTGTTTTGTTGCCTTCTTCATCGAATTGATCCGTAAAGGCTGAACCGAGGTCAATCCCTGATAGTAGATTCCCTTGCATTGCCAGCGTGTAATTAGCGACGGCGGCAGTAGCATCTTTAAATGATTGCTCTTGTATTGATAAAAGTTTATCCGTGGATTCAATTGCCTTACCGACGTCTTCATTACTTTTTTCTAGGTATTTTTGGAATTTTGTTAGTTTTTCTACTTCGACGGTTGCGGATGCGGTTGAGCCTCCATAATTATTAAGTCCCTCGCTTGTTTCTTCGACGACTGGTATTTGTGACGTGTATCTGGCCCCTGCCGCGGCTTGCCCTTTTGTAAGGAGCCCGGTCTGCACTTTTGCATTCTTGGTTGCGTCTGCTAGATCCCTTAAACCGCCTAGGAAGTAAGGGAGTCCGTCGGCGGTTTTTTTGGCGGCGTTAGCAAAAACAAGTAATTTTTCGGCTGCTATTCGGGATTCCTCGCCCGATTCGTACAACCTGATCGCTGTCTCCGATAATCCAAAAGACACTAACGCCGCATTGACCCGCAAGACTTTCATTAAACCATCAAAAGAAGAAACTTCTTTTTCTGCGTCACTCGATTCTTCCCCGACGCCTCTAATAGTGTTTATCATGTCGGATAGTTCAGTTATCGCAATACCAACACCGCGAGTAAAGTCACCTATTGCTTGCCCGGTGTCTTGAATAACCCCTGCCATGCCTCTTGACCCGCCCATAGCCTGCCCGGCGGCCTCTAGTGCAGAGACTAGGCCGATACCGATTTCGGCTTTAGCGTCTTCGACGGCTGCTTGTAAGATCTTTTGAGTGTTCGCTAAACCCTCAGAGGTGCGGGCAAAGTCACCTTGAGCATCTGTGGTTTGGGAAAGGATGACGTTATGGGCGGCCAATACTTTTTGTTGTGTTGTCAGCGTGGTGGTGCCGTCACCGATCCCCATCGAGAGGGCTGCGGCTTTGAGTGCGGCGTCATCCATGAGGACACCGAAACGCCTCAGGGGTTCGGCTTCACCACGCAACGCTGAACCGATAGCGTTGATTGCCTCATCGGGTGATGAGTTATTGAACGAGGCTAGGTCCGCTGAGAGGGTAACCAGTTCGGTGGAGAAGTTAACCAGGTCGCCGCCACTGAGCCCGGCGGCTTTACCGAATTGGGCGAATGTCGCGGATGCTTCCAGCGCCTGTATGCGGGTTTGACCTAATCCGGTGACCGCATCCTCAGCGAAGTCCAGAATTGACTGCGATGAGTTGCCGAATATGACACCGACTTTATTTTGTGTCTCTCCAAGGTCGGATGCCGCTTTGACGGCGTCTATACCGACTTTCACGGCGAACGCCCCGGCTGCGGCCCCGGCTGCTAATAGAATCGGGCCCATGTTGCGGCTTATTGACTCCCCGAAGCCTTTTAGACCGCCTTCGGCCTTATTTATGCCCCTGTTAAACTTTTTGAGGTCGGCGGCTAGGAATATGGTTAAAGTTTTTCCGGCCATTACATCACCGGCCATTTCCGTACGACACGGTCGACGGCTTTAGCCCATTCATCGAGTGCGGGCTTCTGGTATGTGCGGGCTTCACTAATCCAGTCGGAACCCGCACCGAACGCGGCGGGCATACGATTTCTAGCCCCTTTAGCGGCACGACCCCGGTTACCTTTGTCTGACGGGTAGCGCACCATCGTTGCCGATGCTCCACCACTAAAGGTTCTAGCGGCTTTACCTATCATAACTTTTGGGACACGGTCGGAACCTGCCCGGACACTTTCCGCTATTTTTGGACCCCACGGACCCGCGCCGAGTGCGGCTTCTTTCCACGCTGGCACCATGTGTTTTTCTGCAATAACTTTCGAAGACGCACGTAATTCTTTACCGGCGGCTTTACCGAGCTTTGAAAGATCGCGCAGTAGCGGTCCTAAACCTTCGATATACACATCGAATTGCTTCGGGGCCATTACGCTAACTCCTCCATTATCGTAACGACCTCTCGGCCGCTAAGTTTCTTGACGTCTTCCATCGTCCAGCCGGTACGCACCGCTAGGCGTATAAGTAGTCTGCCGTGACTACCCTCTAAAAAGGTTCTACATCGTCCTTAAGAATATCGACTTTGACCCGGTTTTTGCGGGCCCAAGATTTAACGGTTTTAAGGTCGCCTGGTTCTTTGTCCTCGAGATAGAAGTAGGCGATTGTGAGTCTCATCGCCTGTTCACTTGTGGGCCGGTTCCCGGCTAGTTCTTCGTACATCATGAAGTCTACGGGCAGGGTTTCGATTTCTTTTGTTTCGTGATTATCGGACTCGATTTTTAGTCGTGGGTACATAATGGGTTCCCCTTAGCCTTATGATGTTGCGGCGAATGTAACCGAGCCGGTGAATGATGTCGAGACAGTAACGACACCGTCGGCCGGGTAGGTGAGGTCTGCGGATTCGATGAACATCGCGGCCCCGGTCCACGTTCCTGACGTTGACTCGACCACGACCGCTACGGATGCGGCACCAGCGATAGCGGTTTGCAAAGCCCCATACATTCCTGTGACTTCATCGAATAGGAAATCCAAACTCATCGTCGAGTTAAGGTCGGTCTGGTCGAACGCGACCCCGGAAAGGGTTTTAGTTCGGACGATGGTCGGCGTCGTGTTGATTGTTCCTGACGTCACCTGGTCCTCGTATTGTGTCGCACCGATTGACACGGTGAACGCTGCTCCAGTTACTCCGATTGCGGGCATTATTATCCTTCTTTCATTTGTATTTGTACTTCGATTTCGGTTGTCATGACGGTCCCTTGTGATCCAAGGCTCATTAGTTGCGGCGCGTTCACACTCGCCACGTTTACGGATGCGGGTAGCGCGGCGAGTAGCACATCGAGGGCGTCCTCAGTTGTTGAGATTGCCACCGCGTTTACCCTCACGTTCACGTTAAGGAGTAGCCGCCACCGCACCGCATAGTTTAGAGTTGAGCCGATCCGGGTCGGTTGTACCCACGGGGAGTCCGGGACGATAACGACGCTAGGGGTGACCGGGACTGTAGGAACCGTGTCGTAGATTTTGTACCCGAGCCCGGTCAGGCTCGTTACGATTAACTCTCGGGCTTCCGTGGTAAGTGCCATTACCCGACCATCGTCTTCATCTGCTTATAAGGTGCCAATAGAACCATGACTCGGGCCATGAGCGCCGAGTTAATCCGTGGGCTAGGGGTAAAGTCCACGCTAATAGATTCGCCCCCGGCGGCGTAAGCCGCCTGGTATGTCTCGACCGCAATACTCATGGCCGCGATTTTTAGTGGTGCCGGTTCCGCTTCAAACGAAACAAGAGTGACTAGGTAACCGATCAAGACGCACGCAGAGTTGGCGTGCAAGTCGAGTACGAGACTGTCGGGTGTCTCGTACTCAATATCCAGATTATCGGCCAGTTCCTGACCGGTTACCAATGCCATATCGGGACCTTTACTACCTTCCGGGGGTTGTCAGTTTTTTACGAGACAACTTCAAGGGACACGATTCCGGCGGCCGTGTAAGCGGCGCTCACACCGTAACCGTAGATCGCGATGTCGCGGCCAAGGTTGGCTACGTTCTCCGCCGTGGCGAGGGCTGGACCGTCCTCGATCCAGGAAGCGGTCGCTGTGTTCGAGACGAGGATCGCACCGGCTGCCAAATTGCGGTCGTGAATCACTGGCAGGCCAGAAACGTTTACTCCGAGAGTGCCAGCGGTTGCCACACCTGACACGTTCGAGACGGGGTAGGCCGATGGGAAGAACGTAGACCAACCGCCGATTTCTGCAAACACGTTGCTGGCGACCAAAACGAACTCTGCCCCGCGACCCGTTGCCGTTTCCACGGTAACCGATGCCTGGAACACTCCTGCGCGGAATTCTGCGCCTGTCGTGTCACTAGCAAAGTCGTAGTTCTGTGGAGTGCTGGCTGCGAGCATCGCGTCAACGAATGCGTTATCTGTGATGAGGGCGTAGGACGCGACCATGATCCGATTGTGTGCGTCAAGGTAGGAAGGGCTTGAGCGCTGGAGCAACTGGTAGGAAATATCGGAACCCGCTGCAAACGTCTTGAGGCTTGCGGTGCCCTTTTTGATGTCGATCCGAACGGAATTAACTTCGGTCTTTTCTGTGGTCTGTTCCTCAACGATGAGTGCTAGGTCACCGTCAAAGTATGGCCACGCGAACTCCATGCCGCTTGTTCCGGCGGATTCCACACCGAAAGCGGTGATACCTGGTCGGCCAAGGTCAACGATGTTTTTTACGTCCAACATCCAGTTAGGAGGTAGTAGGCCGGGGTTGTTTGTGGTTATCTGGTCTGCGAGTGCGCGGGACTCTACTTCACCAGCGAGCACCGCTTTGGAGTATTCACCGAACGAACGGTAGGCACTCATTGGGTGCTGAGCCTCGGAGGTGTATGCCTTTGAGGCAATGGTTTGTACTTCTTCGCGTAGTGCTTTCAGTGATTCGCGTGCTTCAATGTCCACCGAGTTAACCTCGGTCGACTCGGTTGTTTCTAACATTGTTGCTCCTTCTTCTTCTCTGATTGCGCTTACTCCAGCGTTGGAGTAGGCAGGGTAGGGGGTTAATGAGACTTCGAGTAGGTTCGCGGC